CTTTTAAAGATGAAATCATAGACAGGTACTTTACTGCTACCTATGAATACTATGAAGATTATCAAAAGATTAAATCTAGTAGAACAGTTGAAAAGTTATTGAATGTATGACTCGAGGAGCATTAATATTTGCCCACAATAGTCCCGATGTTGATTATGGTCTAATGGCCACAATTGCAGGCGGCCTGGCCAAGAAGAATCTTGGTGTTCCTGTGACTTTGGTTACAGATCTTGGAACATTAGACTGGTTGAGAGAGTCTGGCACATTGATTAAGGCACAAGAAATATTTGATCAAATTATAGAAGTAGCTCGTCCTTACACTAAGAATGTAAGAAATTTGCACGACGGATTTGAAAGCAAAGTTATTCCATTTGTAAATTCAAATAGATATAGCGTGTGGGAACTCAGTCCGTATGATCAAACATTGCTAATAGACAGCGACTATTTGATTTTCTCCGACAAGTTAAATGAGTATTGGTCTGTTGATGCTCCTGTAATGATGGGACATAGCATGACTGACCTTACTGGAGAGCGTGGGGGTATTCTTGACAGTCGTGTAAGCGAAACCGGAGTACACATGTTCTGGGCAACAACAGTGATGTTTGACAAGAGCCCCGAAAGCGAATTCTTTTTTAAACTGGTGGACTTTGTCAAAGACAACTATGTCTACTATGCAGATCTATTCCGTTTCAATCCCAAGCAGTTTAGAAACGATATTGCTTTCAGTGTTGCTAAACATATTATGAATGGATTTGAAACGGAGTTTGCCTACACACTTCCTCCTATTCTAACGGTATTTGACAAAGACATACTACACAGCGTTGACAATAATAGATTGACATTCTTAGTCAGTCAGCCACACGATGTTGCAGGTTTTTGGGCTGCTACAACTAACGGTACCGATGTTCATGTTATGAATAAACAAAGCATAATCAGAAACGCAGAAAGTCTTCTGGAGTTAATATGAATTTTGGATACCTAATATTTGTAGCAGATCATCCCGACATAGACTATCTCAAATTGGCCTATGCTCTAGCACTAAGCATTAAAAACACGCAAAAGCCAGGTTACGACCGAGTAGCACTAGTGATCAACGACAAAACACCAGTTAATAATTTAACTAGCCCTTGGGTATTTGACAAGATTATAGAATGGCCAGAGCAGAAGTTTTGGGATGGTCGCAGTTGGATGGATGCTGTAACACCTTGGGAACACACAGTTTGCCTAGATGCAGACATGCTGTTTTTACGAGATTACAGTCACTGGATTGATTACTTTATAGAAAATACAGAACTTTATATTGCTAATCGTGCGTTCACATTTAGGGGTGAAGTAATTACTAGCGATGCTTACCGTAAAGCATTTACCAAAAACGATTTGCCTAATTTATATTCAATGTGGACATTTTTCAAGAAAGACAGCAGCAAAGAATTCTTTGAACTTGCAAGACAGATCTTTATTGATCCACAAGAATTTAAAAATTTGTATCTAAGCAATCATGTGCCTAAGGTTATAGGCACAGATGAAGCGTTTGCACTAGCGGCAAAGCTGCTGGACATTGACAGCGAAATAGCTTACCCTTTGGATTTTCCTAGAGTGGTACACCTAAAGCCTCAAGTACAGAATTGGCCCTGGGATGCAGAGCATGTAACTGATCAAGCGGGATTTTATCTCAAAGGTGATGGCAGCTTAAAGATTGGAAATTATCAACAGACTGACATTGTGCATTATGTTGAAAAAGATATTGTCACAGATGAACTAGTAAGTATGTTAGAGGAGATAGCATGGAAGAAAAATTAGACCTTGCCCCCTTTGACGAGTGGATTAAAACTCTAGAAGTTCCTGAAGAAACTTATTTCTTTGAGTTTGACACTGAAGGCAATGTGGTTGCATTACATCCTGGTCCAGCAGTTGATCATATCAAAAATAAAATACAAGTTGATCTTGATGTTGCGTTGGGCATATACGATCGAGGAGAAACTCTACGGCACTACAAAGTGGATGTTATCTCTGGTAGAGTTATAAAAGTAAATCTTGCCAGTATAACAGGACTTAGTAAAATAGACGATGTGTTACACCGAGTCATTGATAAGAAATGGAGCAAGGTTTCTAAACCTGATGTCAGCATAGAATATGACAGAGCAGATGCTCTATTGACATTTAAGATCAATCCTTTGCTAAAGACTATAGAATGGCAAGGGGATCAAGACATGGTATTTTTAATAACAGAATATAATGATCCTAATGTCTTACAAGAAATGATCAGCTTTAATGTCAACGAACTGGTAAAGTATCCGCAGAGATTTACACTAACACTGCCAGAGAAGTTTAGCATTTATACACGACGAATTTTTGACAAGTATACCTATGAAGACACTAGAGCTTGATATTGTTTTTTTAAGTTATGATGAGCCTAATGCTGATCAGCACTATGCTGACCTATGCAACAAGGTGCCTTGGGCCAAACGAGTTCACGGAGTCAAAGGCAGCGATGCCGCACACAAGGCCGCAGCAGAACTCAGCGAAACTGAATGGGTTATCACAGTGGATGCAGACAATATTGTTGACAATAGGTTTTTTAATCTAGAGTTTGATCCTAACAACAAGGACATACAGGTCTACAGTTGGTTGGCCAGAAATCGCATCAACGGATTGCTCTATGGCAACGGTGGATTAAAGATCTGGCGCAAAGATTTTATTCTTAACATGAAGAGTCATGAAGCCAGCGACAGCGATCGTGCGCAGGTAGATTTTTGTTGGGAAACAGGATACAAGCAGTTTGCTGAATGTTACAGCGAAACAGTTATCACAGGATCGCCATTCCAAGCATGGCGAGCAGGTTTTCGTGAAGGTGTAAAGATGACCTTGCTTGACGGTGTGCGTATTCCCGCTGATGAGATAAAAGAACGAGTTTGGTGGCATAACCTACATAGACTAAAAATCTGGAGCACAGTTGGCGCTCACGAAGAAAACGGTCTATACGCTGTCTACGGTGCAAGATTAGGTCAATGGATGACCAACTGCACAGATTGGAACTATGTAGATGTCCGAGACTTTGAAATTCTAAAAAACATATACAATGAAAATGTCAACCATGCTAATCTAGAACATGATATACAGAATTTAGGAGAACAAATTAAAAAAGGAATGGGATTTGATTATCCTTATCTAAATTCTATCCAAAGCAAATATACTCTAGACCTGTATGAAGAAACAATTAAACTTACTAATACATATTTGAGATGATCTACGATATTTTTTATGTAAGCAAGCAACAAGTTGATGCTGACAGCTGGCAGCAGTTTCGTCAACGGTTTCCTAGCGCACAAAAAATTGATAATATACAGTCTATCGATGATGTAAAGAAAAAATCATTTACTAAATTCTTTTGGCTAGTGTGGGATGATCAAGAAATTCTCGAAGACTTTAACTTTGACTATCGTGTTGAAAAATGGGATGAACAATATATTCATACTTTTAAGACTCAATACAAAAATATAGATTACTATAGAGCTGGGGTGTGTTTATTTCCTAAAAATTCAACTGTATCACAAAAAGAATTTGATTTTAGATTTTTTATTAATAAAAAAGAAATTCTCACAATTGCTAGTAAATTTAAATTTACCACATACAAAAAATATTATATAGATTCTTATAAAGATTATTTAGAAATTTGCAAACAAGAAACACAGCCTCTATTTTGGTGTATACGGGATGACATAGAAATTATTGATAATTCTATATTTGATTTACATTTCGATCCGTTAGACAGCAAGTATGATTACGATCGTAGTATAAATCATGTGTTTAAAAATAGTGAATTCTACGATGGATTAATGCTAACGAGCAACACTAACACACTTACAGAAAAAGAATTCAAATATAGATTTCCTATAGAAAAGAAAGAATGTAATATTCTTGTGTCGACACCTAAGCCTTTTGAAATTTTCTATATAGATACTTACGAACAGTATACAGAAGCTCTGAGAAGTTCTAAAACAGATATGTTCTGGGTAATTAGAAGCGATATTATTGTAGAGGATAATTTTAAATTTACTGATTACTATATTCCTGTGTACGACCAGTTTCATAGAAATATAACGCACATATTTAAAAATGGTGAATGGTATGATGGAGTAGCACTATATTCTAAACATACTCCTATTACTAAAAAAGAATTTGATCATAGATTTCCTATAGAAAAAAAAGTACACGATGTTGTTGCTAGTGTTCCTAAACCGTTTGATATTGTCTTTATAAGTTATAAAGAAGAATCAGCTGAAGAAAATTTTAAAAATCTCAAAGAAAAATTTCCTCGGGCAATACGAATTAACGGAGTAAAAGGAATACACAATGCTCACATTGAAGCAGCAAAAATATCTAGCACTGACATGTTCTGGGTAGTTGATGCCGATGCCGTCATTACAAAGAAATTTAATTTTGAAATAGATTATGTTCCTCATTATAATAAAGGCGAACGAGATGCATTATATGACACCGTTCATGTTTGGAAAAGTCTAAACCCGGTTAACGGTCTAGTCTACGGATACGGTGGTGTTAAGTTGCTGCCTAGAAAATTAATACTTTCTATGGATACTGGCACTACAGATATGACCACAAGTATAAGTAAAAACTTTAAAGTGATGCCGACAGTTTCTAATATTACTGCATTTAACACAGATGAATTTTCAACATGGCGTAGTGCATTTAGAGAATGCGTTAAATTGTCCAGCAGAGTTATTGATCGCAGCTACGATGACGAAACTGAAGAAAGATTAATGGCTTGGTGCTCACAGGGTAAAAGTAGACCTTTCGGTAATTATTCTATAGCAGGTGCAAGGTTAGGCAAACAGTACGGTGAAGAAAACATCAATGATAAAGAAAAGTTATTATTAATAAACAATTTCGATTGGTTGAAAGAACAATTTATAAAATGGCAGATCGTCAATGAATAATGTAGATAGAATTAAAAAGTTTATACCAATTATGAATGCTATCTCGCCAACATTTTGTATGGCAAAATGGCACCATACTACAATATATCTTCAGTCAGGAGAAACACACAGTTGTTATCATCCTCGTCCGCACAAGATTCCGTTAGATGAAATTACAATAGATGCCAGCGCACTACATAATACTGAACAGAAAAAACTAGAAAGATTAGAAATGCTCAACGGCGGTAAACCCAAAGGTTGTCAATATTGTTGGAATATTGAAAAATTAGGAGACGAATATATCAGCGATCGTAAAGAACGCAATTCTAGTATATTCACTCCTGAGCGATATGATCAAATTAAAAACGGCAAATGGGATCAAAATGTAAATCCTCAATATATCGAAATTTCATTTGGCAATGAGTGTAATTTTAAATGTGGGTATTGTCATCCTAAACATAGCAGTAGTTATCATAAAGAAATTAAAGATTACGGTCCTTACACCATGGTTAAAAACCATCGTAATGACATTGACTGGTTTAAAATCTACGAAGAAGAAACTAACCCTTATGTTGAAGCATGGTGGCGTTGGTGGCCAACAGTTTCAAAAACTTTAACCATACTTCGAATTACAGGAGGTGAGCCGTTACTGCAATCTAGCACCTGGAGATTATTAGATGACCTTGATGCAAATCCGTTACCCGATTTAGAAATTAATATTAACAGCAATCTAGGAGTAAAACCTATTCTTGTAGCAAGACTTGTAGAAAAGGCAAATAGGTTGGTATTAGAAAACAAAATTAAAACTTTTAAGGTGTTTACTAGTGTAGACACTTGGGGAGCGCCTGCAGAGTACATTAGAACAGGTTTAGATTTAGAAACATGGGAAAATAATTTCGATACCTACATGACTGGTACAAATTTGCCCATAACTTTTATGATTACTTTTAACATTTTATCGGTAACAACATTTCCAAAATTGTTAGCAAAAATTTTAGAATGGAGGACCAAGTATCAATTTATGGATGACGAATATAAACACCGAGTTAGATTTGATACGCCTTATTTAAAAGAACCATTGCAATACGACATGAATATTTTGCCTAAAGAAGAATTCATGCCCTATATGTATGCAAGTTTAGAGTTTATTAAAAACAATACAAACGACAATAGTCTTGAAAAGTTTACTACACTTGAATATGAAAAGTTTCGCCGAGTTGTAGACTATATGGAAACAACAATATATACTGAAGAAAAATTGAAAGAGGGTCGAAAAGATTTCTATAATTGGTTTACAGAATACGATCGTAGACGCGGCACAGATTTTGTCTCTACATTCCCTGAAATGGTGGCATTTTATAATAGATGTAAAGATGAGTAAAAAGATTAATTTAGCCTATGAATGGATTGGTCCCAAAGGTCCATTAACAAATAATAGAATACCTACTATTGCTGATCTTATGACAGCATCGGTAGACTATCACTTTCCCCAAATAAAAGGTGACCTTTTTCAAAAACCGCACTTTCATTCTAGGATAGCAGACTCTAATATTGTGCCAACTTATAAACTTCCACAAGACACATTCCTATATGAATTAAACTGGAACAATTTTCATTATAGAGACAAGTTGCATAATTTCCATAGTGCTGACGGCTTATTTGACAACAATCAAATAACTAATGAAGTGTTAGACAGGATAAGAAATAAGACAGCTTATTTTTTAGTGACCTTGTTCTATGAAGGATATATGGATGACGAATTTTTAAATCACTTATCGGATTATTTTACATCTAAAGGTTTACCGCTAACACAAATAATTTACATGACCAACTGTTATAACGGCCAAGAAGTATACGAAGATTACTGTAAGCGTAATCACAAGTTGCCAGAAATGCAAATGGAATATTTTCCAGTGTTTAGAATCGATAAATGTGATGTTCAATTGGCAATAAAAGAATCAATAAAATCAACATACCAACCGGGACCCCGCAAAAAAACATTTTTGTGTTTTAATAGGCGATACAACGATCATAGATTGATGTTGTACCTAGCAACGGTGCAGCGTGGATTGATTGATCAGTGTTATTACAGCATGGATAAAACTCAACCAGAATCAAATAGATCCTTTGTTGAAAATTGCAAATATTTAATTAGTAGATTTCCGGACATGGGATTAGACAGTACTGATGTATTGACTGCGGATAAACTATTGCCTTTGATATTAGACAATCCTAATTTCTCTAACTATCCAATGGAGACCAGTGTTGACCCAGTTAAGCATCTTTATGATAATTCTTTGGTCAACATTGTTACGGAAACTTATTTCTTTAGTAACATTATTCACATAACTGAAAAGACCTATAAGCCTATAGCATTTATGCAGCCCTTTATATTGTTAGGTGCTGCTGGAAGTTTGCAACATGTCAAGGACATGGGATTCAAAACATTTGGTGTGTTTTGGGACGAAACCTATGATCTAGAATTGGACAACAAACAGCGTTTTAATAAGATAATGCTAGTAATAGAATCTATTGCTAAGTGGACAGAAGAACAGCGAATCGAGTTTACTGTTAAAGTTAAAGATATCGTTGACTACAATGTTAATCATTTAAATACAATGCAAAATATTGAGATAGATAATTTGGTAGAAAAATATGGAAAATAATGCAATGATGTCTAATTCCGAGTTAAATTTCTTAAAGGAAATAGTCTCGGAATTTCCTTCAGGTGCAGTAGTATTTGAAATAGGTACAGCATTGGGAGGCTCATCGACAATAATGTCTTTATCTAATCCCAATATCAAAATTTACACTGTTGATTTATTCTCAGATAACGGAGAAAATATAGAATCGATAACTACGCAATATAATAAAATTAAAGAAAATCTATCAACATTGAAAAATATTCAAGTGCTATGCGGTAATGCAAGAACAGATTTTACAGATTGGAATACTGAAATAGATTTGTATTTTGAGGATGGTACACATTTTGATCCAGTATTATTTGATAATCTTAATCGATGGAGTTCTTTTTTAAAAGAAAATGGATTATTATTGATACATGATAATAATGAATTTCATCCAGATGTTAAAAAAAATATAGATAGATTAATAATGTCAGGAAATTTTGAGTTTATCAAAACAGTTGAAACCTTAACGCTATTGAAACGAAAGGAAAGAAAATGAAAAGAATATTAGTATGTGGTGCTGGTGGTTTTATTGGAACGCATTTGGTTACAAGTTTAAAAGATCAAGGACATTATGTTGTTGGTGTTGATTTAAAATATCCTCTTTATTCTAAAACTGATGCAGACGAGTTTCACATAGTTGATTTAAGAAATCAGGATCTAGTAGCCAAAATTGTTACTAGCGATCTAGATGAAATCTACCAACTGGCCGCAGACATGGGCGGCGCCGGATTTATCAGCACAGGCGATAACGATGCTGACATCATGCATAACAGCGCCACTATCAATCTCAACATTCTCAACGAGATGGTTAAGAAAGGTGTTAAGAATGTATTCTATACCAGTAGCGCCTGTGTCTATCCAGAATATAATCAACTAGACCCAGACAATCCCAAATGTAGTGAAGATAGTGCATACCCAGCAGAACCAGACAGTGAGTATGGTTGGGAAAAACTATTCAGTGAACGCTTATACTTGAGTTACGGACGCAACTATGGATTCCGTGTGCGTATTGCTAGACTACACAATGTATTTGGACCACTGGGTTCTTGGTGTGATGGCAGAGAAAAAGCTCCAGCAGCATTATGCCGAAAGGTAATTGAAAGCACAGGCGAAGTAGAAGTTTGGGGCCCCGGCAATCAAACTCGCAGCTTTATGTACATTGACGAGTGCATCAAGGGTATTCATATGATGATGGCCTGCGCGAGTCAAATGCCAATTAATCTTGGCAGTGATAGAATGATCAGCATCAACGATCTAGTATTGTTAATTGCCAAGTTGGCCGGTAAAGATGTCAAAATTAAAAATATTCCAGGCCCGCAGGGTGTTATGGG